CTTCTGCGTGTCCCAGCGGCTGACGCTATAGCCCACGCTCACGCGGCTGATGATGCCATCGGCCACGTCGCGCACGATCGGCTGCACGTCGGCGCGTTCAGAGAAGCGGATCGTCGCCGTCCCCTGCTGGCCGTCGACCGCGGGACTCTCCACCACGCCAAGTATCGAGCGGACGTTGAAGCGGTCGTGGCTGTTGAGCACAGGGCCGCCGCGGAGTTCACTGAGGTCCACGGCTTCCGGCGTTAATGCCAGCCGCTCGACAAACACCCCCTCGAAATCCGATCGCCGCACCGGCGCACCCGTGGAAAAGACCACTTCCACCGTGCGCTTCGCTGAATCGAATGTGGCCGGCGAGAGCGTCGCTTGGCGCGTGAACAGTTTTTTACTGGACTTTGGCATCGGATGGTTGCTCCAAACCTTGCAAAGTGACTCGACGCGGGTCGGAATCGTAGACCAACTTCAGTTCGTCGGCCCGCGCGTTGTCCGCCGCGATTTGCCGGTCCAGCGCTTCCGGGTCCACACCCGTTCCGGCCACAACTTCAGACCGCGAAATCAACCCACCGCGAATTTTCGCGATGGTCGACTGCGCGGCCATGCGGCTATCCAGCGTCTCGATCGGCGGCGCCACCCAGCGCACGGGTGCCTCCAGCACGGCCTCGGGCAGTTGACCGCTGGCGACCATGATCTTTGACCACCAGCGCCAGATCGGACGGCACCACTGAAACGCGACCAGATTCTGCGAAATCGCATCGCAGGTAGTCTGAAAGGCCAACAGACCTTCCCGCCCGCTGGCGAACGTGATCTGACCCAGGTCGCCCGTGAGCAGCTCGTAGGGGAGTGACAACGCACTGGCAATGGCCCGCAGTTGCGTATTGATGAACGGCGTGTAGCCCTGCGTGGGATCGGGAGGCGTAGTGAAGGTCAGTTCGTCTCCGGGCCGCAGCCGCGCCATCGATCCAGGTTCAAACACGGGTTCATTTTGGTCGTTCACCAGGAACGGTGTGCCATCCGCCGACCGGACATAGCCGCAGAAAAGGCTTCCGGCCCGCGCCCGCACGAGCGACGCTTCCATGAAACCCTGTAGCTCGAACAACGGCACCAGTGCGGGAGCCAGCCATGACGATCCCCGCTGAAATCCCGGCTGCACGGGCGCGAACATGTGAATCACCCGATCCGCCGGAACGAACGTACTCACCGGGTTCAACGGCTGCGCAGGATTCTTCTCATACAGCCAGTAACCGAGACGCTGGCCGGCTTCGTTGTACTGGATTCCGCCCATGATGTCGACGGCATTATCCCGGCTGTAATCCAGGAACTCGGACGCCAGCAATTGCACCTGAAGCGCCGGACCAGGGCGAATCACGGCCAGCACTTCGCCATCGATCAGGCAACTCCGGAAGGCTTCGCCGGTCAGCCCGTAGAAGTCACCCTGGCCGTTGAAGTCCGCGAATTCGGTCCACCGGGTCCACAGGCTCTGCGCCCGCGCCCGCAAGCCGGCATCGGGCACGTCGCACATCGGCTTGATGCCGGTTCCGACCACGTAATCGCGCAGCAGACGGACGGCCCTATGCGCCCACGGGTTGTTGCGCTCGGCATCCCGCGCCCTGCGCTTCAACAGACCCGGCGCCAGGATGGTCGAAAAGTCGGTAAGCGGTGGCCACCACTTCTGCAAACGATCGCCACCCTTGGCCGCATCCCAGCTTCCGATGGCAACACTCGACCCACCCGCGCCAGCATATCCGCCCCACCAGAGATCCCAGCCCTGGCGCAGCCACATGCCCGTTTGCGCGAGTTTGGCGGGCAGGTTCATTGCACGATATCCGGCGCCGCCGGCGGACGCAGTACCTCGATGGCGGCCAGGCTATGGCTCACGAGAATCGCGGCGTCGGCGACGGGCAGCCCGAAAGACTGGTCGCCGAAGGTGTAAATCACGCGGTCGGCCTCGCGGTTTGGGGCGACGGTCACGGCCACGGGCTCGCTCATTGCGTCCGCCCTTCGCTTACCAATTCATGGCTCCGGTCGTAAGCCGATGTCACCGCCCGGTCCAACTCGCCCTGCGGGATCAGATCGCGCGCCAGGGCCAGCAAGGCGAAAGCATAAGCCATGGCTTCGGCGGGCGGCACCAGGAAGCGCGCGCCATTGGGCAGCACGGTGAGCACCTGCCGGTCGCCATCAGGAGTACTGGCCGCGCGCACGCGCAGCCATCCGTTCATTCGTCGCGATTCGGCCATCGGGCCTCCTTGAGAATTTTCTTGACCGCTTCATCGATGTCCGGGCCCAGATTGAAGGGCTTATTGGGCAGAGGATATTGGTAGAGCGTGATGGACACGCGGCGGTCGTGCAGAATGATGCACAGCGACTGTTCGGTGGGCTTGTCCCGCAGGGCGTCGCGCACAAGTAGCTCCTTGGCTTGACTCCAGGGTCCCGCAGGGCCGGGAGATTCAGTGGCAATTATAAACCCGGCGGCGCGCCGAGAACCACCGAGACTGTGGTCAGCGCGCCCCGAGCGACGTTGGATTACGCGACACATCCCGGCGCGTTGCCGGGACTGCAGCCAGTATAGTTAAAAATCCATCCAGCGGCTGCGGGTCACGCCCGGCGCGCCGTTGGGCTTGATAACCTCCGGCGCCAGCATGGCCGTGAACTGCCGGCACCAATCATTCAGGTCCACGCCCGCCAGCAGCCTGCTATGCAGCGCGGCTACCGCGAGAGCGCGGCAATCGGTGGCTTCGTTGCGCGCCCGGGTGGGGTTGACCCACTTGCGCTGGCCCTTCTGCACGATCAGCTTCTCGGCCACCAATTGCTCGTACCATTCGCGCGCGCGGCCGACGGGGAAGTGCAGGTAGCCAGGGCCCGGCGCGTCGATGCGCAGCCGGTTGGCCGTGAAGGTCTTGGCCTCATCGCTGCTGATGCCATAGATCGCGTGCTTGTTTTTGTCCCACGACGCCTTCCTCGGCCAGATCGCGCGGCCCCAGCCGTTCGACAGGCCTTTCGAGGCGAAGACTCTCTGGCCGTGCCGGTGCCGCGTGAAGGCAGTGACCTCGGCGGGCGAGAATCCCGCGTCGATCGCGCAGGCCTGAATCGTCAGCGGCATTCCGCTGGCGTGGTTGTAGCTGCGAGTGATCAGCTCATCGAGGCGCTGCCACACCTCCGGCTCGGTCACGTCGCCCGTGATGACGTAATAGGCAACGCTCCATGACTCGAAGTCGCGGCCCCAGGCCACGATTTCGCACTCCACGCGGTCGCTCTGCACATCTACGCCACAGGTCACGAAACTCCCAAAATTTGGGACTATTCCTTCGGTGAAAGGCTCGGCGCGCGCCATCAGCGTTGCGGCCTCGGGCACTTCGAGCGCCGGCGGCGACCAGCACTCGCCCAGGCCGGTGTTGACGAAGACCTTCATCCGCTCGGGATTGCCCTCGGCGGCTTCGGCGCGGCGCAGCAGACCGCGCCAGCTAGTCCAGGGAGAATACATCTGGCTGATGTGATAACCGCGCGTGTCGGGATCGCACGCGGACGTGGCCCGCCACTCCCCGGCTTCGACCATGGCCAGCTTATCGCGTTCGGCGATCTCACGGTCGCATAATGGGCAGCGGTAGAGGACCTGGCTACGTTCCACCCGCAGCGCGGCGAACTCGAGCGTAATGGCCTCGCCGCAGCGCGGACACGGCACGTAGAAGCGCCGCCGGTCGGTCTCCTGGTACAGCCTGTCGACGCGGCTCAAACCCTTCTCGGTCGGCGTCGAGATGATCAGGATCCGCTTGCTCGTGCCGTAGGACTCGGCGCGCTGAATTGCGAGATCGACCGGATCGCCTTCGCCGCCGACATCGCCGGGATAGGCGTCGACTTCATCGAGCAGCACGATGCGCGCGGGCAGGGCGCGCAACGATGCAGGGGAATTCGCGCCGGTCAAAATCAGGCAGGCGCCAGAGGTGGTTTTCTTGAACAGCACACTCGCGGGAAGCCTGCCGCCACGCGGCGTGGCCGTCAGTCCGGCCAGCGCCGGCGCGAGTTCCAGCATCTCCGTCAGTCGCTGACTGCTGAATCGCGCGGCCATTTGCAGCGATGGCTGGACCGCGAGAATCGCGGCGGGTGCGAGGTCGAGATAGTAGCCCAAACAATTCAGGCTGAATTCCGTCGCGCCCATCTGCGCGGCCTTCATGATCACCACCGTCTGCACGCCGGATCGCGGCGATAACGCTTCCATCGGTTCGCGCCAGAAGGGCGTGCGCATCACGCGGTACGGCCCGCCCAGGCGCGAGGAATGGCCCAGCACGCGCCGCGATTCGGCCCACTGCACCACATCCACATCGGGCGGCGGCGCTGCGGCGCGGGCCGCTTCGAGCAGCGTGGCGCGGACGCGCTCAGAATTCGCCACGGCTCACCGCGTCGAGCAAATCGCGGACCTCGGCATCGACGATCGCGCGCAGCTCCTCGGCGCTGCGGAGTGCCCCGCGGCTGGCAATGCGGTCGCCCATCCCCAACGCGCGGTCGCGCATGGCTGCGAAGGCGGCGGCCCACTG